ACACATGTACTTGATTTTGCTGAGCGTGCCAAATATATATTGAAAAAACAAGATATACCCCACGATACCACTGCATTCACTGACCATTTAATAGTTAAAGGCTCCTTTCTTATCAAGCATTGACGGTCGTAAATAAAAATGAATAGATATAATTTTATATTAAAAATATAAAATTATGGCACTAACTTGGCAGCAGGTCAGTTCCCAAGTATACTTTGTGCATATGTTGGCGCAAAGTTTTATGAAAAATTACAATATACGAACAACCACTTTTATGAAGCCTACTGAATATAGTGAAACACCTAATGGCTGTGTTGGCTTATTTGCTTTTGGTACTATCATTATAGCAGTGATGCCTGACGGCTCAATTAAGGAACTGACGCCAGTCTGTCCACAGATGATGATTGACTTGATTGAGCGCAATTTTAAGAAGATGCTTGTGCCCGTCGCTTAAAAATTGAAACATGTGGACAGTATGTTATTATGTAAAACATGTCTTCATACACTGAAAAGGTAAAGCCCAATATGTTGTTGGAATCCGATATGGAATACAACTTTCTAGAGAAAAACATCCTTCGTGAAATTAAGGAAGCGGAAGAAAACCTACAAAAAGAGAAAAACGTGCGACTCTATCGTCAGTGCGCATTTTCTCTGGCAGGTGGGTTCTTGGCATTAACTGCCTTAACATCGCCCATTGAGAGCGCAGTTGGCGGCGCTATAATGGCGTTGTATTTGCGACGCAACCCCATTTGAAGTATAATAGTAACCAGGTCAGTACCAAAGTTAAGAACTCCTTTTAACGGAGTTCTTAACTTTGGTACTAGACGGTATAGAAATTAGCTCCCCAATGAGCCTTATGTAATAGGTTTTACTATTGTCAAGCTCAATCTGCTGCTCTTTAATCGGTAAGGCACACATCCATGTAAAGCCAGTAACAAGCATTACGAACTGTGAGCCATTTGCCTTTTGAAATACAAAGGTCTGCTGCCCGCAGTCGATATCTGCCAGAGGGTACTTTCCTGATATCAGAGTGACAATCATGTCTTTTTCAAACAGGGACGGCAAGAGGGTGTTATCCTTGATTAAAATCTGCCGCAACATGAACCTTAAATTTGATGCGTCAACTAAATAAAAGTCAAGTTCTACCGTGTGCTGACTTTCATCATAGTTCCTTTTGAGCCTGTAAGTGAGTCTATTATCAGCACTAGTACATAAGAGGATGTTTTCCATTTTAAGATTGTTGAAATATGATTTGTAAATTCAATTTTATACGCTACTATAAAATGGAATTTAGTAACGAGAAAAAAATAACACGTGTCTACCACGCGACACATGTTAACAGATGCCTGCCACAATCAGCACCCGCAGCTGGTACAGCGTGGGCTATAACCTCCACGCTCTCCCTACCAACAGATGCCTGCCAAAATCAGCAACAGCAGGCAGGCAGGCGAGTGTAGAGCTATAACCTCCACTACTAAGCACCTCCCTGCCAACAGATGCCAACCACAGCAATGGCTTTTAGAAAGTGCCCCCACCACGCACAATCCCGTCGTGCACTCCTTGGCTCCATGCCCTCTGGAGCAATTGTGAAGTTGTGGCATTGGTATGAAACCCCAGTAGGAATACCGTCCAACTAACTACACAACGCACGTCCTGACTCGGCTCAAACGGCTTAGGGTGCGTCAGACCCTTTCCGTGCCACTTCTGGACTTGCCGACCTTTTATACACAGGGTTAGCCTTTGTTCAATTTTTTATTAAATTACACTTAAAAATAATAAAAAAATGTTGCATTGCGCAAAAAAAAAAGGCGCCACACCCCTTCTCTTCCTGTAGCGCCCCGTCCCGCGCTACAGCGTCATGACCAATTACTTTACTCCTACCCTAACAAAAGGGATTATGTCATGTCCGGACTGGACTCAACGTCTAGGGCTCGTCAAACCCTAGGCGTGCCGCCATTTCTGGTAGTCTCGTCTGACATTATGTTGAAGGTCGAACGTGATTTCAATTTTTTGTGTTTTTGCTATTATTGCCTCTTACCACCTCTTACAAGACGTCACTGTGCAAAAACCAAAAAAAAAGGCACCACCCCCTTCTCTTCCTGTAGCGCCCCGTCCCGCGCTATAGCGTCATGACCGATTACTTTCCTACCCTCTAACCAGGGATTATGTCATGTCCGGACTGGACTCAACGTCTAGGGCTCGTCAAACCCTAGGCGTGCCGCCATTGCTGGCAGTCTCGTCTGACATTAGATTGAAGGTCGAACATGATTTCAATTTTTTGTGTTTTTTCTACTGACCTGGTTACTATTATACAAAAAGGAAGTCCTCAGATTTGAGGTTTTTGTATTACAAGCCCATAAGGGGCAGAACGTCGTTAATAAATATCAAGCGCAGCAGCACAAGGATAAGAACGGGCTGGATTAGGAGCAGGGCATAGAAAACCAAGTGGCGGGCTGCGCGAACATACGGAAGATGCGGGTCCTGTTCGATGAAGTATATGACGGCGCCAATAAGTCCGGCTAGGACGCTTAACGCAAGGAGAGAAATCATCTTTGTGATTTCTTAAGACCTTCGCATTTTGACTTTTTGCATGTTGTGATTTCAATTTTTCCTTTTATCGCCCTGACCAAACCTTAATAATCGGCAATTGCAATGGATTTGCCATGTATTTATCATATGTGTAAGACCAAGGGCAGTAATTATGGATTGTACCAAAAAGGGATGGTTCATCATTCAGACTTGGTTTTTCAAGGCAGCATAGGGCACCAAAAATTCGTTCGCATGCCATACGCTTTTCTCTTGTATCAACCACATCTAACAGGGCAAATATGTCATAGTTATCTATTAGTTTTTTAAGAAATACGTGTGTTATAACGCTTTGAATGCCGAAACACGGTGTCCACTCTTCTTTATTATCGTAAGCTGCTAATATGCGATTTTTCTGTTTAAGCTTGCTATTGCTTATGACCGCTTGTTCCACCTGTATATTATCCCAATCATGCTGGAAGTGCCATATGAACTTTATATCGGTAATAGTGTCCACTGGTAGCACCTGCTGAATAAAGGCTGAATCGTGCAGAATCACCGCTTTTGTGAAAAGGGTCGCGTATTTATCAAAATAATAGTAGGCTAAAAGTTCACCACGGTGTGGATACGTTGACTGGACTATGAACACGTTTGTAAGGTGTAGGGTTTCTGGTATTTTAATCTGGTCATTATTGCTATTATCATCTATAATCATAATAGTGTTCTGTGGATAATACTTTCTAATCGATGTGTACGCAGTTAACCACAGTCGGTTTGTTTCCGCACTTTGGACATGGCGTGTAAAAATAAAGCCCAACATGGTTGGTGTTTATTTTTAATAATGTGGCTTTTCTTAGACCGTATGGTTACGAAGTTACCTTCTGGTTCATAAAAATTGAAACCTGGCTTTTTGCTTAAAGCAAAAGCAAAAGCAGCAAGCAATGTCAAACTGGTACTTTATGAACTTTACGCGACACGAAATTGCACATGGCACTCTTAGTGATGTGATGCGGCAGCTTATGTCGCTGATTACCCGTTATAGATGGGCTGCTACAGACAAAGTGGACCTGGCAGAACTTTCGCCCAATGACCTTGAGCAGCTAAAGAAGGAGAGGTGGCGGTTTCTTGGCATTGTCTATGATTAGACCAGTACCATTGTATTGCCATTCCAAAATAGGCACATGGAGGGCGGGTTGGAGCCGCGGAACTTGTTAAGGACTGCGGTGGGCAGATTGGCGTCGTTAGCGTTCATTTCTACAGCTGCAGCTCCATTAATTGATAAAAGAACATCCACGTCGTTCGCTGAATAATTTTTTAGACTGTAGTATAAGCCAGGCTCTAATGTGGACGCTACTGATACAGTTATTCTTAGCGCTGTTGCATTTGTAGGAATTACATACATATTGCCTTCTGTGCCACTAACTACGGTTAGCGCGTAGTCTGTATGGTTACTTGGTACCATAGTCATGCTGCTTTGACTTCTTACGGCTTGTGGTCCTGGCGGTCCTTGGATTCCAGCCGGACCCTGGGGTCCAGTTGGTCCGTCTACACCTCTTGTACCTGTGCATCCTGTAATACCTGTGGCGCCTGTTGATGCACTTGCGGTAGGACCTGTTGCACCTTCTGAGCCCTTTGGTCCTACATAGCCCGCCGGTCCTTGGGGTCCTGTTTGACCGGTTGGTCCAACTGTACCCAAGGCGCCGAAAGGTGTGTGGATGTGACTATAGACTGTGCTTGGGTCCTCATATTGGATGGTGATTTCTGTGTTGTCGTCGCCAATTAAGAGCTGGCTAAAAATCTTAAATACAAGGCGGTCTCCTGTTTCTAAAGCTATAGGGTTAAGGCATACGCAGTCAAATGTTATCTGACTTTGAGTATTGTATGGAAGAGCCTTGCTGCATTCAGAGGTTAATAGGAGTGTTTCATTTGCATTTGTGCGTTTATAAATCTGCGCGTACATTATTGCAACGGGATTTCCTTCCGCTGTTAGTGCACCAGTCAAATTAGCCGATAATACAAAATTAAATGTGCCTGATGGAATTACTTGTGCGTTGGGAAAGGTTGACGGGGTGATAAAATTAGCAAGTTGTATTTTTGAATCCGTCAAAAACGTGTTCACGGATGATGGTGTTGCGTTTGGATTTATTGTTATATCCGCAAGGCTATATGAACCGGATGCTGGTCTATTCTGAAGGTATAACACCTGTCCAGAGCTATAGCCAGCGGGTCCTTTACTGCCTGTGTTTCCTGTAGGTCCTGTGGCGCCAGTATTTGTTGCTGTTCCGACCGGTCCTGTTTGTCCTGTTGGTCCTGTTTGCCCATCGGGTCCTGTGGCGCCAGTATTTGTTGCGCGTCCAGCAATTCCCTGATTTCCCGTTGGTCCGGTAGACCCTTGGGCTCCTGGTTTAGGGTTTCCGTAGAGCGCTGTGAAGCGTTTTAGTGCCAGCTGCTCACCGGCGTTCATTATAATATGTCTTGAATTTTTTATTTAGGGAACGCGGTACCGGGATTCACTGTTGCTTCACTCTGTCAGACCCAGTGAATTAATTAACAATGATTCTACTAGCATGAAAGCTTTTCTGGCGCGTTCGTGTAAATATATATTTTCATGAGTTTTTATATTAATTGTCAGCAGATGTGTTTTATTTGCCGGTAAAAATTCCACTACTATATGATTACGCAGGGCAATATATAATATATGGAACAAATATGCGCTTTCAAAGGAGTAATATGAATTTAAGAAAGTTGAGTTTGCGGCAACAAAGGCGCCCTCATATAAGTTGGGGCTATATGTCAAAGCGTAAATCAATGGTGCTATGAAAGTATCTATTGTGGCGGCATAAGCAAATAGTGGCGCTATCAAGAAGAAATTTATAAATGGTCTTTCTGGTAAAATGCCCTTAATAAGAATTTGTCGCATAATAAGTATAAATATGCATATTGCTCTTATTAGTTTGGCGTCAGTTCCTAGAAAAATATAGGTATGAAATAGGGGTACTGTAATATATTCTGATATTTGCGGTTCATTATCAACATAAAAATTTATGACTTTATCTTGTGCTTCTTGCACCCTGTCGTCTAGCGATGCCATTATTTATATTTGTGTTTTTGGGTTTTAAGCACTTATTAGCTCGTTTAGGCTGACCTTCTTACCGTCACGAATGACTACAACCGTGTCCCAGCCGTTATCTGACTTGATTTTGTCGTTGATGGCGACCTTCTTGGCGTGGCTAAAGTGGCTGGGCGTATTGTACAATACGTCGCCGCACTTCAGAACATAACCGTGCTGCGCGTCCTTCTTCAGAACAAATGTGGCTGCGAAAGTCTGCTTCTTATAGGTCATTTGCACTGCGTCCCCATCCTTAAGGACCGCAATAAGCTGCGCGTGCTTATCTTTTACATCTGCGCTGCGCTTTGACTCAGCTACGGGCTCAATCTCATTGATATGCATGGACTTTACTGAGGGTTGCGACTGCTCCTCATCATCAGACGACTGCATCTCATCAGTCTGTGACTGCTGGTCTGACTGTGACTGTGACTGCGACTGCGACTGCGACTGCTCCTGCTCCTGCTCCGACTCCTGCTCCTGACCAACACAAATACTGTAGTGAATATTGGTAATATAGTTGTCCATGCGCTCCAGAATGGACCGCTGCTGTGCAAGCTCATGCTCCAAGGCAGCCATGCGATTATCCTGCTTCTCTAGATTTGCATTTAGTGCGCTCTTCTTGCATGCGAAGGACCGGCAAACATCACTGCATAGGCGACTAAACGAAACAACCGTAAATATTGCCATAAGGATATTTAGCGTGGTCAACGGGTCGTTCTTTACTTCATTCTGTAGGGCTGTGATAAAATCCTCCATTTTTTAGCATATTACTAAAAGTGTCGACTGTTGTCAATTTTTAACACAAAGTCTCAGACATGAAGATGCGGAAATTCTTTTTTTAAGAACGTGTGTAATGCCGATGCCTGTGGATGTTTTCCTAGGCGGTCAAGGAATCCAAATACCCATAAGTTATAATGTTTTGTTACCAAGTCAACCGTTTCAGACCAATGCGTGTGTATAGACAGTAATGGACTATTGTCAACTCTTATTCCAACTGTATTATCAAAACGAAAGATTGACCATTTCTTTTGTAAGGTTGTGCTCAGTTCCGTTGACTGAAACATACGCCACCAGCCATAATTATTCTGAACTGAAAATTCGTGGACTGATTCAGGAGTATAATTCTTAACAACATCTTCCAAGGCGGCTTGGTCAAAGAAGCGCGATGTTTTCGATGCCTGACGCCAAAGATTCGGCACGCTCTTATCATTTGTCCACATAAATCCAGCGTTAAACTTACCGTAACGCTCCTCATCGCGCGGCTTAATCATATGAGGACTCACTGCGATTTTTGCCGTTGTTGGCACTTCTGGTAGTGGACCCATAAAACAAATATCACTGTCAAAGAAAAACACTGCATCTTCCTTTTCAAAGGCGTTGTCTATTACTGTTGCTTTCTCCATCATGAAATCCTCCCATAGCGTTTTATATATGTAGCCACGCTGTCCGGTCATCAGCTTTCTGCTAACAGTCCCGTACCTATCTAGACCAGTGTCAATGTGAAGGGGTCCCGAATATAGGTCGTTTGTTTTTAGATATTCGGCTGTTTTACTGTCACATAGCAAGTATACAGTTGGTTTAGTGGCATTAAATAAATTAAGCGTAAAAAGGAAGACCTTGAGGTCTTGGATTGCATTATACGTGGACAGTGTACAAACAGCGACCATCTTAGGTTTTAAACTGCTAGCGGGTTTATATCGCTTTTATTTTATCGCTTTTCAGTAGAAATGGTTTACAGTCAAATATGCGACTGGTTAAATGATTTTGTAGAGGGCGCTGACTTGGAGCTTTATGATGTATGGGATTGTACTGAATGGCTTTCAGAGTCTGAAATTTTGTCTGTATTTGAGGAATACGTAATGCCGACCTTTAAAACAAAAAAAGGGGCGGCGGATGCATCACAGATACTACACGCGCTTATCTGGGAATACTACCTTTTTAGGCGGTCTGCAGCTATTGCCGCTTTTTCTTACGATGTTTCTTGTTATGAACGCTTAAAATCTGTCGCGTCTGTACAACAACAAAGTCAGGAATGGCTTCAGGAAAAACGCGACCTAATAACAGCTAGTGAATTTTCAACAATATTAAAGGATGGCTTAGCGCGATACCAAATCATGCGGGAAAAGACGGTTAAACGAATTTCTGCGGCGGCGGAGCAGCAAACAGTATTTTTATCGCGGGATGGTGTTTTAGCACCGATGGCATGGGGTCATCGCTTTGAGCCTGTTGTAAAACAGATATATGAATCTGTAACTGGCTCAACTGTCTATTCTGGTTTGGGACGCTTACGCCATCCTACGTTAAAACGGTTAGCTGCTTCACCAGATGGAGTTGTGTCAAAGGGGTGTCTTCTGGAAATTAAGGCACCTATAACGCGTGACCTAGAAGATGATGAAATACCCTACGAATATTATTGCCAGATGCAGGTACAAATGGAGGTTTGTGATATTGGGGCTTGCGACTATTGTGAATGTCGCTTTCGTTCGGGTTCGGATTTTGTTGACTTGAGCGGATGTCAGTTTGTTGGCGCCCTTGCAGTCATTGGTTTAGCTGACGACTACAGTACGTGGAAGTATGTTTATTCCCCGCTTTTCCCTAATACGGATGAAGGGCGCTGCGGTGCTAAGTCCTGGAGCCCACTTGTTGAAGGCGAATGCCAGACATGTCGTTTGGATATTGTTGACGGGCAAACTGCGGAATTTGTATCCTGTACAACATGCAGTAATCCTGGTGCAGTTGTACTTGAAAAGTGCGTTTGGCAGTTAGAAGACATGCAAAAACTAACCGTTTTGCGTAATCCTCGTTGGTGGTCAACTGTGGGGCTTCCTGAATACAATCGCTTCTGTAGCGACTTGGGAAAGGCGCGCTCTGACCCTATGTATTTGGCGCCACCAGGCATAGATTTATTCAAAACGCGCAGTCCGATGTTTTTGGATGAGGATGAGTTATACAATAAGGTAACAAAGTGATGATGTTTTTCTTTATATTATTACCGAACCGTAATAATATAAAAAGTTAGATTGTGTTTATTGTCTTTACTGTGCATACTGGCACTTTGTTGATTCAGGCACCTTGCGTCCCTTTGGCACAGGACTACCAATCGCGCCTTGTCTTGGGGCATAAAATGAACCGACCACCTCTTTTAGGGGAGCGCTGCATGAATCGGGATAGGTATGGGGGTAATTATTTGTACGTTGATTGTAATCACCTAATATCTCTGGAATACGGTGACCATCCTGCTCATAGCATTGCTGCTGTGTCAATGTGCCAAGTTCATTAAATGGTCTTGTCATTTCTATTTTGTCTTTGAGAAGGTGTGCCGGTCCTTCTTCATTAGCGTCGGGACTTAGACGCGATGCTTCTTTATTTGGAACTGGCTCTGACTCTGGTGATTCAAAACCCTCATTGAATCTGAAGCGCGGGCTTTTAAGAAAATTCACTGCTGTAAGCCCTATCAAAATTAAAATGATGAGACCTGAGATTTCGTATAATTTCATCGTCCTACTTGTTGCTTAATAATTTAATGGTGCCAACTTTCGATTAATGAACGGTCACTCTGTCTACAATACATAGTGCAGTCGCAGCGCTCCTGTCTTTTCTCTGACAGGGTTCGTAGATGAAAAAAATAGATGCCCTTATCGTAACCTAACATAACGCTGTTTCCCTGGGTAGGGTAGGCGCGATGAATACAATCTGTGAACACATGTTGACTTGTCCTAAGAATTAACTTGTTCATGCAGAAATTCACACCCCTTCGTGAAATTTTGCGTAAATTCAAATAAATTTCGTTTTTGTTGAATTTATTGCAGCCCGCCCAGAATCCGCGAAGAATTAAGGTGTCTGTTGACGGATTTGTTTGTTCCAGGATTGAATTCAATGAGGGTCCATAGGAGCGCCGGACAACAAACTCATCAGTATCAAGTAACACTGTCCATGTGGCGTCGCTGTATTTCTTTAAGGCGTGACTATAGGCGGAGTTCTGCCCAGTGATTATCTCATCTGGTCCGGTATAATCGGCTGCTAACCTGGTCTTGCCCTTAAGGGTGTGCTTATAGGGAATTAACCATGGAATGTAAATTACGTCATCTCTTTCGACTATTTCTGTCAACGGCGGCTCTGTAGAATTATTGTCATACAGTAAAAATCTGTTAACTCCGTGGACCCTTTTGTAGAAATTTATGTAATTCTGAATTCGCGACCATTCATTTTTAAAAACTAAACAAAGCTGGCTAGTTAGGGCTGGTCCACTTTCTACAACTTTACTTTTGTGTGTTTTTTTATTGAAATTCACACTGTCTACTTTGTCAAATTTGAGGAAGATAGCTACATTATATGTAGTAGTGCGATG